TCATCTTTCTAGATCACCTTTCCATTCTACTGAGTGGTCTTGATGGTGACGAGAGGCGGATGATTGATACAACTATGACACGCTTACGTTCCCTTGTAGAGCGTACTGGTGTCGCAATGTTCCTCGTCTCCCACCTCAGACGTACTACACAAGACAAGAACCATGAAGAGGGAGCACGTGTTACACTTGGACAGTTGCGCGGAAGTGCAGCAATTGCACAACTTAGTGACGGAGTTATCGCACTCGAACGTGATCAGCAGAGTTCAGGCAAACAGTCTGATACAACTGTTAGAGTCCTCAAGAATCGCTATTCAGGCGAAGTTGGCGTCGCTTGCCGACTGACTTACGATCTATCCACCTGTAAATTCAATGAAAGCACAGCAACTGAAGACGACTTCGACCCAACAACAGACTTTTGATCCTTGGAATCTTCGTGGCCGACTTCCTATGACTCCTGTTTGGAAGGATAAATTGAAGCGTCCTAATCCACCTACCCCTGAGGCTGTAGCACGAGCACAATTTGTAGACAAGACTTATGTCTGGAAGGAATCTAGTAAGGCGGCTAAACCTTCTTGAACTATTTATCTTTATCACTAACCTGTTTATTGTCGCTGGTGTAATCCGGCATTGGAATGACGCTTATCTTTGACTTAGAAACCAACGGACTTCTCAATGATGTTACCCGCATCCACTGTTTGGCTATCTACGATACAGAAGCTGAGCAGATGCTTGTATATAACGACGAAGGTGATACTGAACCACTTAGTCGCGGCATTCAACGCCTTGAAGATGCAAGCGAGATTGTGGGTCATAACATTATCAATTACGATATCCCTGTTATCCGCAAGCTGTATCCTTGGTTTACCAATGTGGGTAGGGTTCTTGATACTCTGGTGCTTAGTCGCGTTTGTCACCCTGACATATTGAGTATCGACGGTAAACGTAAGTGGAAGAACATGCCATTGCAGCTTTATGGCAGGCATTCTTTGGAGTCTTATGGGTACCGCCTCGGTGAGTACAAGGGCTCATTTGGTAAGACATCAGACTGGAAAGAGTGGTCGCAGGAGATGCAAGACTACATGGTACAAGATGTTGTTGTTACTACAAAACTTTGGAAACACTTTCAACCATACCTGAATGGATCTCGCTAGAGCATCAGGTCGCACAAATACTTACTGATCAGGAGTTATATGGATGGTACTTTGATGAGGATGCTGCACGGCAACTTGCACAAACTCTCTACACTGAGCTTGAGGCTCTTAAAACAGTACTACGAAACAGGTATCCTTACGTCGCAGGACGCGAGTTTACTCCTAAGCGAGTTAACCGATCCCTCGGCTATGTCGAAGGAGCACCTTGTACAAAACTGATCGAGTTCTCTCCAACCAGTAGAGATCACATCGCATGGGTGATGGAGAAGCTACACGGTTGGGAACCTGACAAAAAGACAAAAGCTGGTAAGACGGCTATTGATGAGACAGTACTCAAGGACATAGGCACAGAGGAATCTCTGCAGTTCTTTCGTTGTCTTGAGTTAACTAAACACCTCGGCATGGTGTCTGAAGGTAACAATGCCTGGCTTAAACTTGTAAGAAACAATCGATTACACCACCACTGCTCTGTAGCCACTAACACTTTTAGATGCGCTCACAGAAACCCAAACCTTGCACAGGTACCTAGTGATCTTGAATTTAGAAAACTATTCCGTGCTACTCCTGGCTATGTCATGGTTGGTGCTGATCTCGCAGGGATTGAACTGCGAATGCTTGCCCACTATTTGGCTAGATATGATGGAGGCAGGTACGGAGACGTACTTCTCAATGGTGACATTCACCAAGAGAACGCAGACAAGATAGGCATCAGTCGCCGTCTAGTCAAGACTGTAACGTATGCCTTTTTGTATGGAGCGGGCGATAAGAAGATCGGCCTAAGTTATGATCCACAACTATCTGACAAAGATGCAACTTCCAAGGGTAAAGAGATCCGTCAAGCTTACATGGATGCAATTCCAGGACTTGAGAAACTGGTTACTGCGGTTAAGTCCAAGGCAGAATCTGGTTACATACAGTTGTGTGACGGTCGCCGCTGCCCTGTTGATGGTAGCCACAAAGCCCTTAACTACCTTCTCCAGGGGAGTGCGGGCTGCGTAGCGAAGTTATGGATGATTCACACTCATAATGTAATCAAACTCAACGAGATTGAAGCCCATCAACTAGCCTTTGTACACGACGAACTTCAATTTGAATGTATCCCAGAGTATGCCGACACGCTCCGATCAGCTCTTGAAATATCCTCTCTCACCGCTGGCGAGAGCTATGGTCTTAGAATCCCTATTGCAGCCGAATCTAAAGTCGGACAAACCTGGGCAGACGTTCACTAATCCACCACAATATAATGGCCGCAAAATCTAAAACAGCATTGGGACGTGTTCAATTCCAGTCCCGTGCGAAGTTCAAACACACCCGTCAAGGTAATGGCACTCGTAGTCTTCCTTCGCATGGGCGTAAGCTCAAGCGAGGACAAGGTAAGTGAGCCTTTTAATTGACGCTGATTACATTGTCTACAAGTGTTGTGCAGCTAATGAAACAGAGATTGACTGGGGTAATGATGTTATCACCGTCACAAGTCGATTCTCTGAAGCCTACCAACATGTAGAGCGTGAGCTGTACAACATTGCTAACAACTTAGGGTGCTTTGACGATTCTATTCTGTTCTTTTCTGATTCTACTAACTTTCGTAAATCTCTCGACCCAGACTATAAAGGACATCGAAACAGAAAGAAGCCGTGCGGCTACAAAAGGGTCATCAACAAACTCAAGGAAGAATACCCGGTTGTTGTAATTCCGACTCTTGAAGCTGACGATGCTCTTGGTATCTACGCCACAAGAGAACCACTCAATGGTCACATTATCTGCAGTCCTGATAAGGACATGAGACAGATACCTGGTCAACTCTATGACTTCAATGATGGAGTTATTGAGATTACCAAAGAGGAAGGAGATCGGTGGCACCTAATACAAACCATGGCAGGAGACCAAACCGATGGTTACTCTGGTGTTCCTGGTATTGGTATCAAGAGAGCAGACGCCCTCCTTGAACAAAATGGATCTAATTGGCAGACAGTTGTAGATGCTTTTGCTGAGAAGGGTCTAGATGAAGATGTTGCGTTGCTCAATGCACGTCTTGCTAAAATCCTACAAGCAGAGAACTATGACTTTCTCAATGAACAAATCAAGCACTGGGTTCCCGCCTCCACCAGTGACAGAGTTAACAATGGAGCAACAGTTCAAGATGCGTCAGATTGAAGACGCACTAAACAGCTCTAAGGGAGAGATTGATGCTATCATTACTCTCTTCCTAGCTCTGCAGAAGCAATGCTTCGTATTGGGCAACAACGTTTCTAATCTTGTTTCTAAATGGCCACTCCCACAAACACAACCGGACCAGAGTACTATCGACGAGGTAGTATCCAAGTTTGGGATTTCGTTCGAGACCAAGGACTAAACTTTCACCTTGGTAACGCAATTAAATACATCTGCAGAGCTGGTTATAAAGACAGCAAACGTGACGATCTTCGTAAAGCAATCCACTACCTTCAAAACGAACTAGAAAATGACATCCTCCACCCGTCAGCAGCAAGCCGTAGAATTCCGGAAAAGTTTCCGGGTGAGCAACAGTGCTACGCCAGCTTCACGGACTTTGCAGAGGCGTTTGATCGTTGAAGAGTTTAAGGAGTTCCTTGATGCTGAGAATCAGCTGATCATGGGTCTTACCATTAACTCTGCTGACTGCCTAAAAGAACTAGCTGATCTGGTCTATGTGTGTTACCAGTACGCAGCTAATCTTGGATGGGATCTAGATGAAGCTCTTGATCGTGTTCACAAAAGTAACCTGTCTAAACTAGACGATAACGGTAATCCTATCTACCGTGAAGATGGGAAGGTCTTGAAGGGACCGAACTATCAACCACCAAACCTTACTGATCTTGTTTGATAATGTCGAAACCACCTAAAGAACTTATTGCTCGTACTGGTCGTGTTCAATCCTGGATTGATGATCCAACCTCTCGCCTGCCTGTCTCCTGTACCGTCTTCGTTGTGGAAGACACGATGGAAGGAGAAAATGGAATCGAAGCCAGTTGGCGTTTCGTCAGCCATGCACTCCGATACGGTGCAGGCGTTGCTGTCCACCTTAGCAAACTGCGACCCAAAGGAGCTGAGAATGGTAAAGGGCTAGTTGCATCTGGTCCTGTATCCTTTGCTAAAATTTACTCTACGCTGAATGAGATCCTTCGTCGTGGGGGTGTCTATAAAAATGGCGCTGTAGTGTGTCATCTCGATTTGAGCCACCCTGATGTACTTGAATTCATTACTGCTAGTCGCAGTGAACTGCCGTGGGTAAAGCGTTGTGTTAACATCAACGACCACTGGTGGAAAGAGACTACCCAAGAAGTAAAGGTTGCCCTCCTTGAAGGTATCAAGAAGGGTGACATTTGGCTTAACAAAACTAAGGTAGACAAAAATGGAAATCGAATCCGGGGTAACGTTTGCCTGGAGGTATACCTGCCCTCACGGGGTACCTGTCTACTTCAACATGTTAACCTCGGCGGATGTGAACTCGATGAAATTCGAGGTGCGTTTGTTCACGGAATGTCCGAACTGTGCTCACTTCACGGCAAAACAAATGTTGGAGAAAGCGGAGAATACCTCCCTTCAGAGACTGATCGCCAAGTCGGTCTCGGAATGCTGGGACTTGCCAACCTTCTCCGACAGCAAGGTGTAAGTTACAATGATTTCGGTCTTGCTCTTGAGGCATTGAATAGTGGCCGACCTTACCCTGCTACTCCTGGCTATGTGATCGCCCAAGAGCTTCAGGCGGGCGTACAAGCCGCTGCAGAGGTAGCTAAGTACAATCGTATGGAACGTGCCTTTGCAATCGCTCCTACAGCCTCCTGCAGTTATCGTTACACCGATCTCGATGGGTACACCACCACCCCTGAGATCGCACCTCCCATTGCCCGTCAAGTAGACCGTGATAGCGGAACATTTGGCGTCCAGAGCTTCGACTACGGTCCTGTAGAGGTCGCGTCAGAAGTTGGCTGGGATGCATACAAGCGAGTAGTTGACGGTATCGTTCGACTTCTCGATAGCACTGGACTGTTGCATGGTTACTCATTCAACAGCTGGTCAGATGTGATCACTTATGATGAGGTATTCATTGAGGAGTGGCTGCAATCACCGCAGACCTCCCTTTATTATTCACTTCAAGTGATGAGCGATACTCAGGACAAAACTAGTGCGTATGCTGCATTAGATGAGTCAGAAGTAGATGATTACTTGGAGTCTATTCTAAATGACCCTGCACCTGATTGCAATTGTGGAGAGTAATGAACCCCTACGACAAACTTCTTAATTCAAAACGTAAATGGACACCAGTACAAGCTGTTGCTGGTAAACTTGTAGATGGCGCGGAAGAAACAATCTACCGTGCTTTAGCTATTCGCCATATGGAACTTCCCGTTGGAGATTTTATTCAAGATGCTCTCAAAACTGAAGTACCGAAAATGGCAAGGGATCTCCTTTTGTCCAATATCCGGGACGAAGAAAATCACGACTTGGCTCTCGGTTACATTGCCAATGCTCTCGGTACTGATGAAAAATCTGAGGAAGAAGGCAAGCGCCTCCGGGACGCCTGGATTGCTCATCCAGACCATACGCTCCTCAAAGCATTGGTTGCCGAGCGTGCAATTTTCTTTGTGCTCCTCCCATTTTTCAGATTTAACGGTGATGCTAGTCTCCGAACCGTGAGTGCAGATATCTCTAGGGACGAGAGGACTCACGTCGCTTGTAATAGTCTTGTGTGCGAGGAATTAGGCTTGAGTGTATCACCTAGTCTAGATAAACTTCGTAAGGCTACTATTAATTGGATTATGCAGCCATTGAAGGTATCTTCTTCTAACAAGTATTTGAATAAAGATTTCTGGCTTAAAGCTAGTGACAATCTTATGTATCAAGGTAAGGCGTTGGAATTGGTTGAAACAAAGCGAGGTAGAATGATTAGCTTCTTTGAGCATGACAACCGAAACCTTCCCATGTACGGGTAAAGTCTGTAAAAAGTGTGGCACACATAAACCTCTCTCAGATTTTTACCAGAAAAATTCTTCAATAGATGGGCGCGAGCATTCTTGTAAAACCTGCCGTAGAAAGCAAATGTCTGCAGCTGATAAGGCTAGGTACGAATCAGCACGTAGAAGAGAAACACATCTTATGAAAGCTTATGTGATTACACCAGCCATCTATGATCACCTCCTTTTAATGCAAGGAGGACATTGCGCTATGTGTCCATCTACAAGCAGCGGTAGAAAAGGAGATAAGTATTTAGTTGTTGATCATTGCCACACAACAAATCAAATTAGAGGACTGCTGTGCCATAATTGCAATATTTTGCTAGGTGCTGCTAAAGACGATCAACAAACATTACAAAATGCAATCTCCTATTTATCTAAATACGCTTGAGACACATGGTCTCCAGCTAAGCTCACTCATTGCTGAACTTAATGAGAACTTTCCACCAACTAATCCCCACCCGGATGACCCTACTAATCTCATAATGTACCGCTCTGGCCAACGTTCTGTGGTCGAGTGGATCAACCATCGTCTTACAGAAGAAAACAATGGCTCCTAAATCACAAACAGTAAAAAGAGCAGAATCAGCAAAACAAGAAAAGCCTACAGTACGTGAAGCTATTCGTTCTGCAGGTACTGGTGGTATTACTAAGCAAGAGATCCAGCAAATCCAAAAGGATACTGGAACTTCTATGCAGAAGATTATCCAGCAATTGGATACAGTTAATAAGAATCTGAAAGAAGCAGAGAAGCAGACCATTGCGCTTAACTCTGGTGCAGCTAATATGCTCATCAAAGACGCAATTAAATCCCCTCCTCAAAACTTCTCTGGAGTACCTAACTTTGGTACTGGTAACATTGGCCGAGCTTTGTCTCAAGCAATCGGTACACCTAGTACTATGCTAACGACAAATGCTGGTAGTGGTCGAGGTTTGGTTACTGCAGGCAGTCCTGCTGTACCTGGCACTGGATTCATTCCTGGTGGTATGCAAATCCGTGGTGGTGGTAGGCTTGCTGTTCGCCCTCAAACGACAGCTACTGATACTACAGTGCCTGATACTACTACTTTGAGAAATGGTGGTGCTGATGATTTTGTTCAGAAAGTTAACGTCTTAGATCCCTCTACTGTTCTTGATACAGAGGTTTCGGATCTAGATCAAGCCTACCTTGATATGTTGAACAACCTGCCTAACATGTTTGCTCAGCAAATGCAAGGAATGTTTGACCCACTTCAACAAGCAATCAATAGCCTTCAAACGCAAGAACCAATGCGTCTGTATGGTGCTGGACAAAACTATAATGTTGGTGGCATCAGGACTAATCCTCGTCGTCCACAAGGTCGCTCTGGATTCCTACGTGGTAACATGGGTATCGGTTCTAGTGCAGGTACTGGTCTTACCAGCGGTCTTAGTGGACTTGCTGGAGCACTTGGTAGTCTTGGAGGACTTACTATCTAATGTCAGCTAAACAACGGTATGATTTCCTTACTGGTGACCGCAACCAATATCTCACCGTAGCTCGTAGAGCAGCGGATCTAACACTCCCATATGTCATTCGTGACGATGATGACTTCACTAAACAAGCACAACCTTTGCCATCTCCTTGGCAGTCAGTTGGTGCTAAAGGTGTAGTCACTCTTGCCTCTAAGCTGATGCTTGCCTTGCTCCCTCCACAAACTAGCTTCTTTAAGCTACAAGTGGATGAGTCAATGCTTGGTCAATATGATCCTGCTATCAAGTCTGAACTTGACCTAGCCTTTGCTAAGGTTGAGCGGACAATCATGGAAGCCATTGCTTCTAGTGATGATCGTGTGATCGTACACCAAGCACTTAAGCATCTTGTCGTAGGAGGTAACGCACTTATCTTCATGGGTAAAGATGGCCTCCGTTTGTATCCTCTTAATCGCTACGTTGTAGATCGAGATGGTGACGGCAATGTAATTGAAATTGTTACCAAAGAGAGAATCTCTAAAAAAGTACTAGGTGATCTGATTCCTCAAGAGCCAAAGCCTAACACTCCTGGCAATGATGAGGCAGATGCCTATCGTGATGAAGTAGATGTGTACACCCATGTGAAGCGAGACAACAATCGTTACGTCTGGCATCAAGAGGTGTATGATAAAATTCTTCCTAAGTCTTTTGGTAAAGCACCTATTGAAGCATCTCCTTGGATTGCACTTAGGTTTAACTCAGTTGATGGTGAAAGCTATGGACGTGGTAGAGTAGAAGAGTTTATGGGAGATCTTAAGTCTCTCGAAGCACTCACTCAGGCACTCGTAGAAGGCTCTGCAGCAGCCGCTAAGGTTGTCTTCGTAGTGTCACCCTCAAGCACGACTAAACCCGCCACCCTGGCCGCTGCAGGCAACGGTGCAATCGTTCAAGGACGCCCCGAAGATATCGGGGTTGTTCAAGTAGGTAAGACAGCTGACTTTAGGACTGCTTATGAAATGTCTGCTCAACTTGAGCGACGTATCTCTGAAGCATTCCTAATCATGAATGTACGGAATAGCGAAAGAACTACAGCTGAAGAAGTTCGAATGACTCAACTCGAACTGGAAGCCCAACTTGGTGGCCTATTCTCAATGCTGACTGTTGATTTCCTTGTCCCTTACCTCAATCGTAAGTTAGCTGTGTACCAAAAGACTGGGGACATTCCGCGTATTCCTAAGGGAATCGTGCGTCCTACTATTGTTGCAGGTATTAATGCAATTGGTAGGGGACAGGATAGAGAAAGCCTCGGTGCTTTCCTGATGACCATTGCACAGACAATGGGACCACAAGCTATCCAAACTTATGTAAACCCTGAAGAGGTCATTAAGCGACTTGCTGCTGCACAAGGCATAGATGTCCTTAACCTTGTCCGTAGTATGCAAGAAGTACAAGCTGAACAAGCAGCTGCTATGCAACAACAGCAACAACTAGAGTTGACTAAACAGGCAGGTCAGCTTGCATCTGCTCCTATGAATGATCCTTCTAAAAATCCACAACTAAATGGACAACCAATCCCTCAAGCGGCAGCGCCGCAAGGCTGAGCCTGAAGTAATCGAGACCACTGAGCCTACAGCACCTGAGCCTACTGTTAATAAGTATGCTCCTAAAACTAAGATTGGTACACCTGTACTTGGTCGCAGCACAGGCTATGTAGAGAAAGTAGGTCTCGGTAATCTTAAAGTAATCCACGCCACCTCTTATGACGACACTAACATACAACCCGAATGAAGCACCAGAAGGTGAACTGACTGCTGAAGAACAAGAGTCTTTGGCTATTGGTGAGAAAGCACTTGCTGAACAAGAAGCACTTCTTGCTGGTAAGTTTCGTGATGCTGAAGAACTAGAGCAAGCTTATATTGAGCTGCAAAAGAAATTCAGTTCTCGTAATCCTGAAGAAGAAACACCTGAACAACAAGAGGAAGAAGTAGAGGAAGAAGATTCTGAATCTGCTAACATTCTGGAAGCTCTTTGGGAAGAAGGTCTACAAGGTAAGTTTAGTGAAGACACTCTCAAAGAGTTGTCTAATCTAAGCTCTGCTGATCTTGCTAAGCTGTACCTTGAGTACCGTGCTGAGGCTGAACGTGGAAATGCTACTAAAGAAGTTGACATTACAGATTCTGACTTGTCTGATCTGCGTAGCATTGCTGGTGGTGATGATGAGTACGGCTCTATGATGCGCTGGGCTGCTGATAACCTAACTCAAAAAGAGATTGATCGCTATGATTCAGTAATGGATACTGGCGATAAGAATGCGATGACATTTGCTGTTGAAGCATTGTTCAGTCGTTATCAAGATGCAGTTGGTGTAGATGGTCAACTTTTGACTGGTAAAGCTGCTTCTAGTACAAAGGATATATTCCGCTCTCAAGCTGAGGTTGTTCGTGCTATGAGCGACCCTCGTTATGACACAGATCCTGCATATAGACAGGATGTGTTTGCTAAACTTGAGAGGTCTAATCTTGATTACTGATAACGAATACGGTCAACAAAACATCTTCGCTAAAGAACCACCTATGTACACCGACAAAGACTACACTGTCCCTCACAATGAGCGTGCTGAACTCCTCAACGGTCGCCTTGCTATGCTTGGTTTCGTGGCTGCTATTGGCGCTTATATCGTAACTGGTAACATTATCCCTGGAGTATTCTAATGCCTCTCAAGAAAGGCTCATCTGATAAAACCGTCTCTGCTAACATCCGTAAGATGAAAGCAGAAGGTTATCCTCAGAAGCAAGCTGTTGCTGCTGCACTTAGCAGTGCTGGTAAGTCAAAACCTAAGAAGAAAAAGTAATGGCTAAAAGTGTTAGCCTTAAAATTGGTGTACATAAATCTCGTAGTGGTGGACTAACAAAAGCCGGACGAGAGAAGTACAACAGAGAAACTGGGTCTAACCTAAAAGCACCACAGCCTGAAGGTGGTCCCCGTAAACGTTCCTTCTGTGCTAGAATGTCTGGTGTCAAAGGACCAATGAAAGATGAGAAAGGACGCCCTACTCGTAAAGCACTAGCCCTTCGTAAATGGAAATGCTAAATGGCTAAGCCTGGACTCTACGCAAACATCCATGCCAAACGTGAACGTATCGCTAAAGGTAGTGGAGAGAAGATGCGTAAACCTGGTGCTAAAGGAGCACCCACTGCAGCTCAATTCAAACAAGCTGCTAAGACTGCTAAGAAAAAGTAATCCTTAAGTATTGGCAGATCCGCTAATACTGCGCGTGTATTGGCGGATTAGTTGGAGCAATCAATATTAAAGTTCTTCGCTTTATTATTATGATCCCTCTTCTAACTACTCTGTCAGTCATTAGTTCTTGGTATGGTCCCGGATTTCACGGCAGCCTTACCGCTAATGGTGAACGGTTTAATCAACAATCCCTTACTGCAGCGCACAAGACACTCCCCTTCGGAACACGACTTAAAGTTTGTTTTCAGAGGTGTGCCATTGTGAGGGTAAATGATCGTGGTCCTTATACTTATGGTAGAGGACTTGATCTCAGTAAAGGTGCGGCTGATGCAATCGGTCTCACTGATAGTGGTGTTGGACGAGTATCCATTACTCGACTTAACTAACTACACATGACTACTACTCTAGTAGCCTCTAAGTCCCGGACTAATATCTGGGACTCTTATTTGAGCTGGGTAACCAGTACAGACAACCGTTTTTATATCGGCCACTTCGGGGTGATCATGATTCCCTGTTTGTTGGCCGCTGCTACATGTTTTATCATTGCATTCATTGCGGCTCCCCCTGTCGATATTGATGGCATTCGAGAGCCCGTTGCTGGGAGTCTTCTTTATGGAAACAACATCATATCGGGAGCCGTCGTTCCGAGCAGCAATGCCATCGGACTACACTTCTACCCAATTTGGGAAGCTAGTTCACTTGATGAATGGCTCTACAACGGGGGTCCATTCCAACTTACAGTATTCCACTTCCTCATTGGCATCTATGCTTACATGGGACGAGAGTGGGAACTTAGCTATCGACTAGGGATGAGGCCCTGGATCTTTGTTGCATACTCCGCACCTGTGGCGGCTGCCACCGCCGTATTCTTGGTCTACCCGTTTGGGCAAGGGTCGTTCTCTGACGCTATGCCTTTGGGTATCTCAGGAACGTTTAACTACATGCTTGTCTTCCAAGCTGAACACAACATCCTCATGCACCCGTTCCACATGCTTGGAGTTGCGGGAGTGTTTGGTGGAGCTTTGTTCTCCGCCATGCACGGTTCACTTGTTACTTCGTCTCTTATTCGTGAAACAACCGAAGCCATCTCTCAGAACTATGGCTACAAGTTTGGACAGGAAGAAGAGACTTACAATATCGTTGCTGCTCACGGTTATTTTGGCCGTCTTATTTTCCAATACGCTTCCTTCAATAACTCTCGTAGCCTTCACTTCTTCCTTGCTGCTTGGCCTGTGGTCGGTATTTGGTTTGCCGCCTTGGGAGTAAGTACTATGGCTTTCAATCTTAATGGTTTCAACTTTAACCAATCTCTTATCTCGTCTGACGGGAAAGTGATTAACACATGGGCTGATATCCTTAACCGAGCTGGGCTTGGTTTTGAAGTGATGCATGAACGTAATGCTCACAACTTCCCACTTGACTTGGCTGCACACAAAACTCCTATCATTGGTTAACGATGGCAAAAGCTAATCCTTACGATCCTAAAGTATCTTCCGTAGCGAAGGTACAGTATTGCGCTCCTACTAGTACATCACGTGCTTTTATTTATCCTTATGATGGTACAACTCTTCTTGAGTTGAACCCAAAAGGTGCTACATGTGAACCTGTAACACTAGATGATACAGCCCCATATGCTGGTGCATGGGCATAATTAACATTTAACTACCACCATGGCTAACATTGCAACTGGCCGATATTCGGCTAAACAAGTTGAAACTGGACTTAGCGTTCCAGAACACGATTTTATTGGACTAACTAATGATGTAAACGGGAACCCTACCTCTGTTGTATATCGAGCAGGAGGATCTAGTGGGCAAATTGTATCAACAGTTAGCCTAACTTATGATGTAAATGGATACCTCACTAGTGTAACTCGTGTATCGTAATGTTTCGCTTTAATCCGATTGATGGGTGCTTCTCTTTTGCGCCCGAGTATTCACCACCTGGTCCCACCGGTCCTCCTGGGGAGCCTGGATACGATGGAGAGCAAGGTCCACAAGGTGTGCAAGGAAAGCCTGGACCAAAAGGCGACAAGGGTAATAGGGGTCCAGCAGGAGCATCTGGAAGGGACGGTAAGGATGGTGTAGGTATCCTCAGTGGGACTACACCTCCATCCCCCTTCCTGGGCTCTCCAGGCTCCTTTTACATCGACTATGCCCACTGGACAATCTACGGACCTAAGACCGCTGATGGTTGGCCAGTAGGTGTTTCTATGATAGGACCACAAGGTGAACCTGGATACGATGGTTTAGATGGTCAGCCTGGAGAACAGGGACCGCCTGGACCACGTGGACCGCAAGGACTTAAAGGTGATCGTGGACCACAAGGTGAGCGAGGCTTACAGGGTCCAATAGGCCCAACTGGAAGGACCGTTCATGTTAGCGATTCTTTGCCTGGTGCTAGGGGTTGGGGATCTGGTGGCATCACAGTACAACATAATTAATTAAACTATGTCAGAAGTTGTTTATGGCGCTGCCGCTGTTAACGCAAATATAAATAAAATAAACAGCAAAATCCCATCACTAGATGGAGGATCTATTCCTGTACTGGTCAAGAATGGCCAGCTTGAAATTCAGAACGACACGGGCAACCCGATCCCAGTTGGTACGGCAGATCAGCTAAATGTCACTGGCTCAGCATCAGCACTAAACGCTGAGCTGATTAACACGGCGTGCGACATATACAGATCTATTTCTGTTCAAATTACCGGAACTTTTTCGGGAACTATTGCATTTCAAGTCAGCAACGATAACACTAACTGGGTTTCCCTAGCTGGAAAAACAACCTCAGACGCTTCAGGCAACTTAGTTACTAGTATTACTGCACCGTCAATATACACAGCAAGCCTTTCCGGTTTTCAGTATTTCCGCGCTCGTTTTAGCGCCTATACCAGTGGCACGGCTTCGGCTATCGCTTATCTAAACAGAGAAAGCGTACCTATTTTTACTGTCCCTTCCTCGCCAACTAACACAGTTGTTGGTAGCACAGTAGCTTCCGGCGTCTCCGTTTACACCGTCAACAGCGCTGCTACCACTAACGCCGCCCTCATTAAATCAACTGCGGCAAACCTTTACGGCATTTCAGCCATGAACACAAGTGTGACCACTAAATACGTTCGCTTCTACAGCAAGGCTACAGCACCAACTGTTGGTACTGATGTTCCGATCATGGTCGTGGCTGTTCCGGCTACGAGCAGTAAAGAAATCGTGTACGTGCCAGCTCTTCGCATTGCAAATGGTCTTGGTGTGGCGATCACCGGCGGTGCTGCGGCAACCGACAGCACTGCGGTGGCTGCTGGTGATGTTCAACTACTGGTAAGTTACGCATAATTACTGGAGTCAGGCACCTCAGAGTCGGACCTGGCTCCACTTGGTATGAATCTGCTACGGCGGGCACCTCATGCCATGACGGTCTGGAGAGACAGACAATAATGACTAATTTTGAATGCACATGTCTATTCATGTGAATTCCTAAGCGCTTAGGGAGACTGTACACAACAACTCTCTCTTTACTAATCGTGGCTAACACTCTTGTGACTCCGGTCGGTCGTATTAATAATACGTCTTCGACCCCCCTTGCTCTTGGTACTGCTTATGATACCAAGTATGCAACCTACCTGAAACTGTTTACTGGTGAGATGATGAAAGCGTATGAAAGCGCTTGCATCGCAAAAGGAACTGTGATGAGCCGTTCACTCCGTGGCGGTAAGTCTGCTCAGTTCATCTTCACTGGCCGTATGACGGCGGCGTATCACGAGCCTGGCACTCCTATCCTGGGTACTAATAACCCTCCGGTGGCTGAGAAGACCATCGTGATGGACGACCTTCTGGTGTCGTCTGCTTTCGTGTATGATCTCGATGAGACTCTTGCACATTATAGTCTGCGTTCTGAAATCTCTGCTAAGATCGGTCATGCTCTGGCCGAAGCTTATGATAAGAAGATCTTCCGTCAGATCGCTAAGGCTGCTCGTGAAGCTCATCCTATCACTGCCGCTCCTGGTCCTGAGCCCGGCGGTAGCGTCATCCAACTTGGTGCTAACAAAGAATATGATGCACAGGCTCTCGTAGATGGTTTCTTCGAGGCTGCTTCCATCATGGATGAAAAGAACCTGCCCAAGCAGGGTCGTACTGCTGTACTGTCCCCTCGTCAGTATTATGCACTGATCAGCCAAGTTGATACCAACATCCTGTACCGTGAATTCGGTAACACTCAGGGTTCCATGAACTCTGGTGAGGGTCTCTATGAGATCGCTGGTATTAACATCAAGCGTTCCAACAACCTGCCCTTCCTGGCTGGTAACATCTCTGCCGTTAACGGTGAGAACAACAACTACGCTGGTGACTTCTCTACCAGCTGCGGTCTGATCTATCAAAAGGATGCCGTGGGTGTTGTGGAAGCTATCGGTCCTCAAGTGCAGACCACTGGTTCTGATGTGCGTACCATGTATCAAGGTGACATCATCGTTGGTCGTCTGGCCATGGGTGCTGGTACTCTGAACCCTGCTGCTGCTATCGAACTGCAG